ATTACGCGCCCAGAGACCCGTACAACCCTGCTGCGCAGCAGATGCGCTTTCATCCAGACCACCATACCAAGCAAATGGCATATGGCCAGGAGCAACTTTATGCCGGAGCTATCTCGGGAGCCGCAGTCGAGCCGCGCCCTCAGGGTAACGTGGCCCGCGAGCTGCAGCAGTACGAGAAGCACCTCAATTCGTTGATATGCGCCATTGACGAGCTGGACCGTCGCCTGGCATCGGCCACCATCCCGCAGCCAGAGACGAGCAACACGCTGCGCGGAGCAGACCAGTCAGGCTCTGCCCTGGCCAGTCAACTCAGTTCGTTCAACAACATGCTGTCCCATCAAATCAATCGCCTTGAGGCGATCTACCAAGGAGTCGATCTATGAAGTTCCGCAAGAAGCCTGTGGTCATCGAGGCCACGCAGTGGTTCAAGATGGGCGACCATCTAGCCGTAGAGAAACATGATCGAGAGGAAGGCTTTGGCAAGGTCTACACACTGGAAGGTGAACATGTAGTCACTCCAGGCGACTGGATCATCACAGGCGTGAAGGGAGAGCACTACCCCTGCAAGCCTGATATTTTTGAAATGACTTATGAAAGGGTTGAGTCATGAAAGATTTGTTTCCTTTTGGCGTGGTCCTGTGGGTTATCGCTGCATGGATCACGCACATCGTCGTGTGCCTCAAGACAGCGTCTTGGGGGTTCCTGGTTGCTGGCGCGCTGCTGTTTCCCATTGCGTGGATTCACGGCACCGGCATCTGGTTTGGGTGGTTCTGATGAAGTATCGAAATCTCCGAGTTCTTTTTGGTGATGGCGCGCGAGCTGACTATCTACAGGAAGTTCTGGAGCGGGCCCGCAAGGAAGCGCCTAAGGCCGTGGATAAAAACTATGGCACGCACCTCCTTGCAGGCATGTCTCGATACACTGGAGACGACAGGGCAATCACCAAGATCATCTTGGACAACCCCATTCGAGTTGGCCAGGATGGCAGCTCACGCCTCATGGTCATGTTCTTGGGATCAAACTTTGACGGACACCAGAAAACCCCCATCGCTCCTGAGCACGTGTCTTTACGTGTGGACGTCCCCCTGCACTACGCCTATGACAGAGAGCTGTTGAAGGAGTACTCTGTTTACCACATCCGCTTCAAGGTCAGTTCAGAGGACAAACGCTTCACAGAAGAATCCGTCAAGCCTTTGCATCATGGCTACATCGGCATCACTAAGCGCGACATCATGACGCGGCTCAGGGAACACGGCTACAAGGCCGAGACCAACACCGGTTCGTTGCTGCACTCCGTGTGGCATCAACTGGTGGGCCAGGGCATCGCCATGCACCCGGTAATCCAGATCAGCGGCACTGCCGACTCCCTCGGCAAGGTCTACGAGATGGAAGAGGAAGCCGTGGCCAAGTACACGCTGGCTCCCATGGGCCTGAACGCCATACCAGGCGGCATGGCCGGCATCCGCATGATGCACGAGCTGCGGCTGCTCACCAGCACTCGCGTGGGCGTCAAAGAGCGCGATGAGGCCATTGAGCGACTGCAGCGCGGGGGCTTTGAGCACGGCTCACCCTGCGCGCATTACCGCAAAGGCCACTACCGAAAACTTCCCAGCGAACGACTGACATGGGTCAGCCCCTGCTGGGTCAATCTTAAAGAAATGTCCGTAGAGGAAACAAATGTTCAAGACGCCTGAAAAGTTCCGCGTTAAGCTCTCTGGCTATCCAGAGGGCGACGCCACCAACGGGGCCTTTGTGGTCAAGCTCAAGCACTCCCAGGTGGTGTTCGTCCTCGCAAGTGACGGCGCTGGCTGGGAGCATGTGAGCGTCAGCCGCAAGGACCGCTGCCCGACCTGGGACGAGATGTGCCAGGTGAAGAACCTGTTCTGGGACGACGAAGACGTCGCCATGCAGTTTCACGTGCCCGCAAAGGACCACATCAACAACCACCCATACTGCCTGCACCTGTGGCGACCTGTTGGCCAAAACGTGCTGCGCCCGGACTCAATCATGGTGGGGTTCAAATGACAGTCATCATCTGGGACAACAGGGTCAATGCCCTCGGAGCAGACAAGCAAGCAACGCAGAGCGACCTGGTGCGCAGGGTCACAAAGATCAGACGCATTCGCGGCCACCTGTGCGCTGCTGCAGGAGACTGGGACCTGGCTCAGGAAATGTTCCACTGGTTTGAACAGGGAGCTGATCCTGAGAAGGCACCACCTTGCATGCGCAACAAGGAGGACTGGGTCGCATTCCTGGCCATCACACCAGACGGACGAGTACTCAAGTACGAGAAGAGTCCATACCCCATGGACTTCACCGAGTCTGCAACAGTGGACGGCTGGTATGTCTTTGGTTCCGGCCGGGACTTTGCCATCGGCGCGCTGGCCACTGGTGCATCCATCGTGGAAGCACTGGAGGTGACAATGAAGTACTGCTCAGGTTGCGGCCAGGGCTACGACATCTTCACACTGTAACTAGGGAAAGTACTAGACACGTTTGGTACGATACACGTATAATTCAAACTCCATCAACAGAAAGAGAGAAAGTGATGAACTTCAATTTAAATATTCACCGCGTCAAGAGCATCCGCTTGAGCGCGATCCGTCCCAGCAAAACCAACGACATGGTTTCTGCTTCACGCGACCTGGTGATTGAAACCGACGAGGGCAATTTTGAATTGTCCTTGTTCTCGGTGTATGTCAGCGAGGACGATGACCAGGAGCTGCTGGAGGTGAAGGTATGACCTGGCCATTCCCTCAGTTTCCACTGCCCCCGTATCACGAACCACGGGCCCCGCGTGGGCCTGTGTATCCAGCTGATGCAGAGGAGGCACCGCTATGAGCGACATCAAAACCGGAGGGTCTGCATTCCCTCGCAGCATGTACTCGGAGAATGGCCCTTTTCATAGCACTACGCTATCCGAGGGCTATGGCATGACCCTGCGCGACTACTTTGCTGCCAGGGCGATGCAAGCCGACATGACTGATGGCATACACGAAGATCAGTTTGCTTGGTGTGCTAAACGGGCATACAAAATGGCAGACGCCATGCTGAAAGCGAGGGAGGCATGAGCATGAACACGCCGTTTCACCTGCGCCAGCGTGAGTTCAATGCGTTCAACGCGGCCAACCCGGCCGTGTGGGAATACTTTGAGCGCTTCACGCTGGAGGCCATCAACCATGGCCACAGGAAGATCAGCCACTGGCTCATCATCAACCGCATCCGCTGGGAAGTGGCGATGAAGACCACCGGTCAAGACTTCAAGATTTGCAACAACCACATTGCGTTCTACGCGCGCCTGTTCGTCAAGGTGCATCCGCAGTATCGGTTCATCTTCAACCTAAAGCGCATGGCCGACGAACCATGGCACGGGGACATGCCACTATGAGTGAATTTGAATCCACCTGCTGCGGCATTCCCTGCATCGTGCGCGTGACCTACTGGGAACCCTATGTCCCTGCAAGGCTGTCCGGGCATCCCGACAACTGGGCCCCGGCCGAAGGCGGTGACGGGGACTGGGAAATCCTCGACCGCAGGGGCCGACCAGCTGCATGGCTCGAGCGCAAGATGACCGACAAGGATCGCAGCGCGATCAGCCGAGAAGTTTTTGAACACATGGAGAACCAAACAGATGACTACTACGACTAAATACAAGCGCCGCACCTTTGCGGATGTGGAATCCACAGCCTATGCCAAGGGTTGGAGCGAAGGCCGTGAGCAGGCACGCAAGGAATTTGAAGAGGCCTACAACCTGCTGTCTAAACACAGCAACGACATGGAGCTGGAGAACGCCATGCTGCAGCGTCGCTTGGACAACGTGTCACTGCGCAAGCTGGCCTGGTCACGGATCAAGAACCTGTTTGGGGCTGGCCATGACCGGATGGCGTAAGAGGCAAATCCAAATGGCACAGAAGGAACAACTCAAGGTAATTCTCCATGTCACGGAGACAGATGACCTGTACGCCAAGGGCTGGAATGATGCCCTGGAGATGGTGTCCCACAAATTGATCCACGACTTCCGGCAGGCGTTTGGTAACGACACGCTGGCAAGCATTGCAGTCTGGCTGCGGGAGAACAAAGTATGACCCCCGAAGAATTTCGCCGCGCAATTTTAAAAGGCCGCCTGCTGCTGGTGGGCATGGTCGCATGCCTGGTGTACGCATTGGTGCGCCTGTTCATGAACTAAGGAGACCAACATGACATTCACAGAATGGTGGGAACAATTGACCAAGGCAGAGCGCAAGGTAATAGGCGAGTCAAACGCCAAGTTTGTCTGGGAAGAATGCCAGAAGTACACGCTCATGACCATCGAAGAGGCATGCAAGGCCCAGGTGGCCTACGACGAAGGGTTCAAGCAAGGGCGCGAACGCTTTGAGATCAAACTGGCCGGCTGGACCCTCACGCCAGGCGTGCAACCAGGCATGATCTGGATCACCGACGCCGGCGGCGAGGGCGGTGACTTTCACATCCACGAGCTGGCCGAAGTCATCGGCAAGTTCTACAAGGAGAAGTTCTGATGAGCGAAATCCGACCCACACTGGCCAGGGGCAGGCCTCGAGGCATGGAGAGCACGCACCTCGGATCACGGGCCGCGCGCGAGTTCATCGAAGCCGAGGCTATCGACATCTTCACTACCATGACCAACGGAGGCTGCACATTCCAGCAAGCGCTTGCGGCCATCTTCATGAGCGGCATGAACGCCGCGCACACTGTGAGGGAAAAGACATGACCGACTGCAAACACGACTGGCACTTTGTGCAGGGCACCGACCGGCTGCAGTGCGCACGCTGCAAAGCGGAGACCGGACCACGGACCTATGACCAGCGGACCATGGACATGTTCCAGGACATTGCCACCATTGGCAGCGCCTGGAGCAAAGGCGGCGAGCGCATTGACCCGCTGGATGTGTACAAGGTACCTGAGTACGACACGACCAACTACCTGGTGCCCACGAGCCAGGTGTACGCCCTCTCCAACATCGTGCCCAACCACAACATCACCCTGTCCAATGCCCAAGGCCAGGTTGGCAAGCTCGACTTCAACGGCCCGCAGCTGGTCTTTACAGGCGAGGCTGACAAGTCCGCCCAGGTATTCCTGGATTGGGTGTCGCATTATTTTGACCAACGGCTGAAGGACGAGCGCCAGGCAGAGCTGAACGCCTGCTGCGACCTGCTGGAAGGCATGCATGTGGCCACCGACGGCAACCACAACTACTACCTGCATGCGGCCAACGAGCTGCGCAAGCTGAGGGCAGGCAAGTGACCAAGATGACCCACCCCATGGCATGGGACTGCTTTCGTTGCAAACCCATCACAGTGGACGCAAAATGTGAGAATTGCAAGCGCTGGCACGACCACCCCGACCAGACTTTCGGACCACGGACCGCGTTCATCGAAGTAGCCAACAGCAAGTCAGAGGCCTGCTGCCACTTTCCCATATCCCTTTTGAAGGAAAAAACATGAGACCCGCAGAATATTCAACAGAAAACCCACCACGCCCCATCGACTGCGTCGAAACAAAGGAGTACATCCACTCCCTGCGCAGAAGAATTGAAGTCCAAACCGACTCCATGGAGCACTTGGCCTCCCAAGTGCACAAGCTCCTGGGAAAAATCGAGCAGCTCAACGGCGAGATCGACAAGCTCTCACTTGACCTGGGCATCAAACAAGGGGAAGCCCCTCCCGGGTGGCAGGAAGTCAAGTCATGACACCGTCCCTGCAAGACATCGTCGAGGCCCTCGGGCCACGGCCCCTGGTCCAGGTGGTCATCATCACCGCCGGGGGCCAGAAGTTCGCCCTCATCGGGCCCGTCATCCAAGACCCACGCGTGCATGGGTTCGAAGAAGTCACCGAGATCGAGTTCGGAGAGCTCATGCCCATGGACGTGGCAGCAAAGATGCTGTCCGGGGATCACAAGGAATGGCTGGGGACCGGGTTGCAGTAGCCAGGATGGGTGAGGGCAGCGCGAAGGAGAAGGGCTCGTGGTTCACGGATCACGGGTCTTTTTTGCATTTTGGATAGGAAAGTAGTACAGGGATCACGGACCGAGGGTCAATTTCGGCCTTTCTATAGACTTTTTTTGACTAATGATGTTTTTTTTATTTTTTTTGTGAGATTTGGTGTAATAGATGTAATGGTGTAATAGTTTAATGAAATCAATAGGTTATGAGAACACAGTACATTACACATAGTCAAGAGATGTAATTCACATAAAATGCGCGCGGACTGACTTTTTGAAAAAATAAAAACATACATTGGTCTAAAAAAGTCTATATAAAACCCTGAATTTGACCCTGGAAGCCCTTGTAGTTGCGTTAGGTGTGGACTTGTTGCACAATGTAGGCATGAACATCGAAAAGAACATCCCCTTGCCTGGTGGCGTCGACCCACGCGAACGCTATCCATTCCCCGACATGGCCATTGGCGACAGTTTCATGATCCTGGACGCGACCTGGATCAAAAACCTGCGCAGCGCTGCCTACATGTATTCGCGTCGCCACCCAGGCACGCGATTCACATGCCGCCGGTATGGCGAAGGCTGGCGTCTGTGGAGGGTTGCCTGATGGGCGGGAAGGACGAAAAGTTTTTGGCCGGCAAAAGCCTGGGCGGAAGACCTGCCGTTGTCGAGTCCAGGGTGACCGCACCGGTCAAGCCCCACAAACCGAAGGTCCTGACACCCCAGGAATGGAAGTTTGTGGAAGAGTTTTGTGCTGGCGACGGCCACGTCACTCTGAAAGAGGCGGCGATCCGCGCAGGCTATAGCGAGGCCTGGTCGAAGAACAGGGCGCGCGAACTGACCGATCCAGAGATTTGCCCGCACATTGTGGCAGCGATCCAGGAGCGAAGGCGCGAGCTGGGCGAAAAGTACGGCACCACGTTTGAGCGACACATGCGCGACCTCCAGGTTATTCGCGACCAGGCACTCCAGGCTGGCGCGTATGGCGCGGCCGTCCAGGCTGAATATCGAAGGGGCCAAGCCCTGGGCTCGATTTACATCGACCGCAAAGAAATCCGCCACGGCACGATCGACAGCATGAGCAAAGAAGAGGTCGTGAAAAAGCTGGAAGAAATCAAACGCCTGTATGGCGGCAACGCTGGGCCGATCGTCGACGTGACACCCAAGCAGATCGAAGAAGAACGCGAAGAGGACGAAGACGATGGCAGCGAAACCCGAAGCGAACCTGTACAAGCGGCTGAAAGAAAACCTCCCAAGCTCCCATTTCACCCGGATTGAGTCCAGGGTCAACCTGGGCATCCCGGACTGTCTGATCGCATTCCCGCATGGCCTGTTTGTAATGGTCGAGTTGAAGGTGGTCAAACGCGGCCGCAAGGTTAACCTGTCGCCGCACCAGGTCGCCTTTCACATTAAGCACGCAGACCTGCGCTGCCCGACCTACATCCTGGTGCAATACCAACCGGCCGGCACTACGCACGCGAGCAAGTCAGAGCTGCTGCTGTTTTGTGGCGAGCAGGCAATCGACCTGGCAAACCTGGGCGTCGACACCCCCGCGCTGGCCAGGTGGCCATGGACGGGCGTGTCCTGGCCTGAACTAAGAAAACATTTAGTTGAGTGTTGACTTGTTTGTGAAAGTTGTGCTAGAGTTACAAACACCTGGATGGCCAGGTACAAACAGAAAGAGAGAAAT